AGAGCGGTCATTGGTAGAGCAGATGGTGGCCTCGATGTCGCGCTTCAGTTCTTTGACAGCCTTCATCTCAGCCTGAGCAATCTTGGCCGGACCGACGCTATCGACGGCCTGCTGCAAGTCGCTCACCATGAACGAACGCCGGAGCTTCTGGACATAATTGCCCAAACGCGCCCGGCCAGAGAACTTGTCGGTGAACGCGGTGACATCCGACCCTTCGGAGACGCCCGTGGTCGAGACAGAAGCCAAGCTGTCAACGGTCCACTCATGGAAGGTCGCCGTAGCTTTACGCTTCGGAGCCATCGAGAGGATAGGCGTATCTTGCGGGGCAAGAGTCGTAATAACGTCGAGGAGATCCTCGCGGTTGCCAACCCCAGAGCCGGGGTTGGTGGTATCGTAGGTGTTTGAAAAAGCCATGTTAGGCGGTGTTAGAGAACTTTACGTTTTGAGATTTGTGCTGTACGGAGTTTGAGCCAATCGCCCTTATCACCACTCGCTTTGAACTTGGACTGAAGTTCCCCTATCTGCTTGGTCTGGACGCTTTCCGGTTTACGGCTTGCAGCCGCACCAGACTCAGGATTTTCAGGTGGCCGTGAACTAGGTTTCTTGCCCGGCGTCGTTTCCGATAGGGCAATTTCCTTACGTCCATAGATGCTGTTAGAGGCGTGGGCGAAGAAGTAGGGCAACTGAGCGGCAATGTCGGGCGCAAACTCCTCAAGTTTCTTGAGGCGCGGGTCGGCAATGATGGCGTCATATTGCTTCTTCCTTTCGTCGTTAACATCTTCCAGCCAAGGAATTTCCTTCCGCGTCTGCTCGTCCATAGTAACTCGCAATTTCTTGCTGTTTTCTACAACCGAGAGGCGTCGTCCCACATCCGGCAAATACTCATCACGAGCTTTGCGGGCGCGGCGCAACGTCTCTCGTAGCTGACGCTTCGTATATTCCTTGCCATCCACCGTTGCAGCGATGTCGTCGGGGCCAATGTCCGAGGAGTCATCAAGCCGCGTTTCCGCGAACTCAATCACTTCCTTGATTTCCTTGGCCTTTTCGGAGAGCCCAGCCGCATCCTTGATAGACGCAAATGGGTTGTCCTTCACCTCTTCTACCGCCTTGGCAGTGGTATCACTTCGACGGGCAAGCTCGCTCTCCAAGAAGCGCACGCGCTCCTCGGCAGCCTTCCGCTTTGCCGTTAGCTCACCGTAGCGAGCTACCGCCTTACTTCCGATGGACTTAGCCAGTTGACTAAGCTCATCTTCCGAAAGGTCATCCAAGTTTCCAGACTTAGCTTTTGAAAGAACGTCCTGTTTCGTAGCTTCCGGCGCTTCCTCCCCGGCTTCTGGCTTTTCAGCCTTTTCCGTGGATTCCACCTCCTTCTGCTTTTCGGCCTCAGATTCTGCTTTCGCAGTACCCTTACCGGCGAGTCGTCGTTGGATGAAATCACCCTCAGACATGTTATCTGTTTTCACTACTTTTTCTGGGGCCGTAGCGGTGGACCCTGATTCTGGTTCAGACATATTTGTTCCGCCAACTTAACGTCATGGCGATTACGATGGAGCCATTGTAGGGCATATGCTTGACACACAGCACATCTTAGCCACTTTTGGCGTTATAGGCGGCAGCACGTAGAACTCGTACCCGTGTCGATGGCCCTTTGCAGGGTAGCGGATTAACGACCCGCCCAGCCTATTTCATCCGCCTACGGATGTTCTCCCAATCGCCATAGCGAAGGATGTCATCGTAAGCCTGAATCCTACCCGCAATCTGCTGCACCTGGTCGGTGGTAGCACCCCGCAAGTCGCCAATAGCGGTCTCGCGGGAAACGTGCACTTGAGCAATAAAGCGTTGAAACGCCTCAATATGCCCAAGATGGTCTAAGTCCTTCTCGTCCTGAGTCATTAAGCTTTCTAGTAGTTTACGGTGTTAGCCTGTTGGGTAGCAACGTCGCCCATGTTTGCGGGAGCGGTGCCAATTTTGCCGATCTCAGCGTTCTGTTGCTGCTGGATGGCGAAGGAATACTGGGCAGAATACTTCTCTAGGCGGGTGCGGAACGACTCGTCCTGCTGCAACCGCTGGGTAATGTCTGGCTGCGCGGCGTATTGCTTGATGATGTCCAACGCGGACCCAGCCCCATTGGGCCGTGCGCCCACCTCAATGCCAGAGAAAATCTTGGTAAGATCGTCCGTAACGTCCTTCACCATCTTGTCTTGCGCGGCCTCTACAGGCTGAAGAATAGCGTCTGCAAGCATTGGATTGATAGCATTAGCAGCAAATTCAATGGCACTATCGAGGTTAATACGGCCACTGCGGTCGTAAGGCACCAAAGCCAAAAGCTGCTCAATTTGCTTCTCACCCGTCTCTGGGTCTGTGTTCTGAACGTCAAAGGAAATGGCAATGTCAACGTCCGCGTCTGGATCGCCCTTGTTGTAGGTTTGGGCGTCTGGCACGCCCGTAACGCGGAAATAAAGCTGTTCTGGCCCAAATCGCTGATAGGCGTTGTAAGCCGCCTTAATCACGCCCTGAACGTGCGCCAAGAACTTGTCCACGAAATACTGACGCCGGGAGGCCGAAAGCGGGTTCTGGAAGTCCAACCCCATTAACTTGTCTGCGCTGGCAAGAAGGGATTGTTCCATCTCTACGCTGCCGGGATTATAAGCCGGGGTTGGACCCCATTCGTAGTCGCCCTGCCGCATCCGGCCAATCTTCTTGCCTGGACCCCAATCTGGCGGCGGCTTGCCGATAGGGTGCATAAGGGGTGGCATCGTGGCCATGCTGTTACGGTCGGTGCGGCTATCCCGCTCCACCTTAACGCCCCACTGGATGCCCCGTAGAAGCTCTGGCACGGTCTGGAGGTCATACAGCCGCTTGTTGTCCTCGGACAGCCGGGTGACGATGAAGGGGTAGTCCTCGTAGCCGTTCAAAAGCTCAAACTTAGCGTAGCCGGGCACATCCCCCTTGCCCGTGAACAGCGGGGACATCACGGTTTGATAGATGCCTTGGCTTCCGTCCTCTTGGTCAACAAGCCGCTGATAAACGTAAAGAACGTCAATTAGCTCGTCATTCTGCCATTCCGCAACGGTTGTGCGGGTGGTCTGTTCAGCAGGGTTGCCGCTCACAACATCCGTGCTTTGCCCTCTAAAGTGCTCAACGCAGTAGTCCGCCCATTCGCGGTTCCAATCGGACACTTCTACTTTGTTGAGAATTTCTTGCACCGTCATCCTCGTCTTATAGAAGACGTAGGGAGCACGCTGCGGGTCCATGCAATACGGCGGAAACAGCACATCGCCGTCTGGAGCACAGGTTTTAACGCAGGGCCGGTCAATGTCGCGGCGCGTCACCGTAAGCTCACAGGTGCCCTTGGCGCGAAGTTGGTTGATAGCCTTCTTAGCCCGCTTGTCCTTGAGATCGGGGAACACCGACTTAAGCATGGCAATCACCCCTACGTCGTCGCTACCGTCTAGGATGACGGAGGCAAGGCGGGGGTTGCTGGCGGCAATGTCCTCAAGCGAGAACTTCTGGAGGTATTTGTTCTTCTCGCGGTCCCAGCCTACGTAGGTGATCATCAGCCCACGCTCAAAGAGGTAGTTGGACGCAAGCTCCATCTCCTGCTTAAAGCGGGGGATGTAGGAGGCAATCATCCACTTAAGGAAGCTAGAAGTCACTTTGGCCTGCGCCATATCGCCCACCTCTACCGGATAGGCTCGGATGTTGGCGCGGTTGAGGGACGTAAGGCAAAGGGCAACGTAAGCGTTAATCCGCTCGTTGATGACATGAACCTCGGTGTCCGATGCCCCATCCCACGGGAAAGAGTCAGCCCCGTGCTTGCGAAGGTCTTCCGCTTTCCCCGGCCAGTAGTTGCGGCGTTCGTCGTAGGAACGGCTACACTGGCTGAAATACTCAGAAAGCTCCGTAACGGTGTTATCATAAGCCGTCTTTAGGACAACAACATCTGGACCCTTCTCGTTGTAAAACGTCAGGGCTTTCTCTTCGTCACTTTTTTGCATTAGGATGGCGGCGCTTTATCTGGCGAATCATACCATGCCAAAACGATACGGGCATGGCCAACTTATCCGTCAGCACGCGCTCGGACAGTTCGTGGCCTCCGCGCCCACAATGGCGTTGCAAAAGCTCCCAGCCAGCCAAGCGGTCGGTTTGCTCGGCAATCCACTTAGGGTCCGTCGTAATGTCAGCGGGAGAGGGATTCATGTCTAAACGTCGTTCCTTTAATGTCTTGGATGGCTTCTACGGTGAAGTGTTTGCCCACAAGCCTATCCTGCATCTTGCGGGGAATGGCAACGGGAATCTTGCCCTTAAAGGTGTCGATGGTGCACCACAGCCAGCGTGGATTGGGTGCCGTCTTAATCCCGTAGGCTTCGTAGCGGTGAGCTACGGTAAGCGGGGCTTCCTCGCTTTGACGGATGAGGTCCGCCCCATCCTCCGTAAACCACGTGTTCTTGCCCTTCCCTGTGCTGTGCATGGGCTGCAAGACACGAGCCGCCCGCGCCATTAGCTGATCAATCTGCATACCCATTTCTTCGGCCAAAGCCGTGCATTTAATCTTCATGTTGTTCCTTAGCAGTCCCATGCGCGTCTAGACCAGTAGTTTGCAGATAGCTTTCCTTCGCCACCCTTGATGCCAGCAGACCGGGCGCAGTAGCTCTTTTTCCGGTCGGGGCTTCCCTTCTTAATGCTCATGTTGGCATCGCCAAAGCGCACAATCTTCTCCACGCCATTAGCGCAGGCTTTGACAACAGACTTCTTCCCGCCCTTCACATCTCGGCGCGGAACATTACACTTCATCTCGTTCTTGTTCATGTTAATAGCTTCCTCCCCAG